GTTCTTGTAGTTCGCTTTAGGCTGTTGGAAATGACGGGGCATGATAACTCCTATGCTTGTTTAGCTGTTTGAGACTGTGCTGCGATTTGGGCGACGGCAGGGCCAGCTTGAACGACTTGTTGTTGTGCCTGCGCTTGCGCGCGGGCCTTTCTCTTTGCGTCTTTCTTTTCCTGGCTTGCCATGTATCTCACGGGTACTGCTTGGTTGTACGACAGATCAGGTATTATTTCATCGAAATCAAAATTGTCAAGAGGCGACGGGTCTTGCGTCATTTGGGAAACTTCGGACGCCCATTGAACCATGCGCATTGTGCCTGCGGCCTGTTCAGCTTTTTGCGCACGGGCCAGGGGGCTATCATAAATTATTTTGTATTCGCTGCCTGCTTCAATAAGTTCGGGCGGCATCGGCGGGATAAGGTTTTGCTGGCGCGCAAGGTCAAGTTCGCGCTCAATCATCGGGCCGAGGAATTCGCTTTCCTGACGGCCCATCGTCGGAGCCATCAAGATACCTTTTTCTTTCGCACGCTCCATTACTTCAACGGTCGTCATACGGGAAGGGCTGTCTTTGAGGATTTGAAACAGGTCGGTCAGGAACGCAGAATTGATTTCGTCCTTTTCCATCTGCATCATTTTTTCATTGACGGCCAGATTGCCGGTCGGCAGAACGTCAACAAGTTTTTGGCCACGGGAATTTATCATACCGCCGTTCATCGCGCCTGGTTTCAGGCTGAAATCGGTTACGCCGTCGTCGTGCATCAAAAGCACGGGGTCAACGACGCGCTGGCCTTGTTTAAGGTGCGTTTGCTTTTGCTGGTTCAGCACGCGGACGTTTGTAAGACATTGCATCATGGGAGAACGGCCGTACATTTCGCCTGGCGCGGTCATGTAGCGTGAAATGCAGAAAGGGAAGCTATTATATCCCGACATTTCAATTATTTTTTGTTCCGTCTGCGCCACATAGTAGCCAAGGAAATTCATACCGCGATAATCCTTGCGGCCGTATTCCTTTTCGTAGTTCGGATGGACGCAATGGATAATATCAAACAGTTCATCGGGGTTGTTGCCGATGGCCGCTTTCAAAATCGTCTCTGGACAGTTCTCTTTAAACTTTTGAAGGCAGTTACGGGCCTTCATTTTGAACGGCCGGTAAACGGTGTCGGTTATCCCTTGGTGGTTTTGGTCAAAGTAAATCCATCCCAGGTGTATGTGTGAATACCTAAACCCACGAGGCTTCGTAAAGCTTTGCAGTCGGTCAATAAACGTCGCTCCTGTGCCGAGAAGGCCGAGGGACATATAGTGTTCGTTGCATTGGCTGGCAAAGTTTGCGTCATAGTCGTACCTGTATTTGAAAAGAACGTCCCGCGCCGTATCGAACCAGAGCCGCACACGCGGGCGACGGTTCAAAGAGGCGTCGTCAGTAGCGAGATTGTGCCAAAGAGTGTTGCGCGGCGTCAAGATACTTTCCATCGCGGACGCAAAACGGCCCAGGGCGATTTCTGCCGTGCCGTCAAAACGCTTCTGGTCTTTTTTCTGGCCTTCGACAATCAGGTTATTGAAGAACGTCATTGACATGGCGGGCTGGCCGAGTTCCGCGCAGTTCTCCCAGTAGCTTTCCCAATTCATACGCAGCGTGCGCAGGCGTCCAAGGGACACGACAGCTTCCATTGCAAGCTTGCTGTCCCTGTCTTCCTGCGTGGCGTAAATACCTTCGGCCATTTTAATTCCTTACGACAGCAACATTTGTGAAGCCGAACGACCGCCCGTTGAAAAGCCGGTTGGCGAAGTCAGGATGTTGCCCGCCAATCCCTGACGTTTGCGCAGCGCGTCTTCGTCTTCTGACGCTGATAGTTGATCGGTGGGGTTATTCAGCGGCGCTCCGGGCGCTGCGCCGATACCGCTTTCCGCTGCCTTCGTGTTCTTCTCCGTCATAATGGCAGACGCGGCGTTGACCGCAAGTCCACCGGCGCTCAACAGAGTGGAAGGCTTGGCGCCCATCACATCGTTGACTGCGGCCGAAGCTGCGCCGCTGAAATTGCCGCTTTCGAGATTTGAGAAGATACCGCCGCTTGAACCGGCGCTTATGCTTGTGCCGGTCGTGGAAGCGACGTTCGGGCCTGACACCAGCGCGTCGGCCGTGCTGGCTCCAACGCTGATGTTGTTGGCTGTCGTCGCCGTGGTTGCTGCCGCGGCGGTATTCACGCTGTCCGACCCTACAAGATTGCTAATGCCGCCACCGCCGATATTATCTTCCGTGGCCGTCCCTGCAAACCCTTCGGCTGCCGCTGCCTGACCGGCAGGATTGACGACGCTTGAAGTCGTGCTGGCCAAGAGTGTGTCGGATGCCGAACCGGCTGTGTCAGTCGCGGCCGTTGTGCCTGCGCCGAGAATGGCGCTCCCCAACATTTCACCACCCGCGCCCATGACGCCACCCAGGGCCGCGTCTTCCAAAACATTCCCGCCTGTCAGCAAACCTTTTGCTGCGCCGCCGAGTGCGCCGCCAATGCCTGCGTCCAATGCTAAAGAAGCCCCGCCCGTTTCAGGAGCAAGGGCCACACCAGCTATCGCCCCAATCGCGGGCAACAGATCGTCAAAGAAGCTACCGAAAAATGACATGACTTACTCCCCGTAAAGGAGGTATTATAATACCCCACTAATTTGAGAGTACATCATAATCGACATCTTTGGCAACCCTTCCTTTTTGACGCCGCGAACGTGTTGATTTATCACGCCTTGCGACCTTCTTAGCGAAGTGCAGGGCCAAGCTGTCGCCCCAATCCGGCGAGGCTACTCCCCTGGCTTCCATGTCTTCTTTACTTTCCAGTTTCTTGTGCGACAGCTTGCCGACATAATCGAACTGCGGATTGCCAAGGTCGGTCGTCAACTCGCCTTCGTTGGGTATCGCGCCGATGGTCAGCCAGTCAGCCATTTCGCACCAAAGTTCTGTGCGCCGGTCGGCATACTTCGTCTGGTCATGCGCCGCGCCGCTTTCAACTTCAACGACGTTATACCCTTCATCAATCAGCATATCGGCCAAGGGGCCACCTACGCCGTTGCTGTCCACAAAAATAACATCGGGTTCAAACTCTTCAATCAGTTTTACAGCTTCGCGGAAAAGCTGTGTCACGCGAATTCCCTGAAACCATTTCCACGGAATAGATTTCGCGTCGCGGCCGCACTTGAATGATATGACCGATTTGTTATGCCCGAACCTGGCAACGTCAATCGCCATCGACAGCGCCGCGCCTGGGTCATGCGTCACGACCCGCGCCGCCGCCGCGTCGATTGTCTCGCGGCTGATAAGTTGTTTGTCTCCCTGCTTGGGGAACAGTCCGCGCACTTCCACGCGGGCTTCGTCGCTGTCTTCGCCGTATTGCGTAATGATGTGCGCCAGTTCCGAACTGTCCGTGCCTTCGACTTCGCGGCTGTCGATATTCAAGGTGTGCCAGAAATTCCGCATAAGATTGAAACACTCGAAGAACGGGCCGGTGTTCTTCCGTCCGTTCGAGAATGCAAACCATGCCCGCGTCACGCAGGCTTCCGTGAAGAACCCCGCCGCCACAACCCAGATCGGCGCAGGGATACCCGACGCTTCATCAAACAAAACAATCAGGCCAAGGGGATTGTGCGCACCGGCGAAGCTGTCGGGCTTGTCTTCCGTCCACAACTGGCCCTGCACATAGAAATACCCGCAATCTATTTTAAGCTGCGTCTCCAATAATTCTTTATACCATTGCGCGGGCTTGACGCTGCGGGCATTCATTTCAAACCAATGGCTGTTTATCGCCATCGTGAACCACTTTTTAATTTCAGGAAATGTTTTGCTGTCAAGCTGCGGTTCGCCGTTGGCCGCCACAATGACCGTACTCCCTGGCCAGCACGACGCATGGAACCATGAGATCATTCCGTGCAGCGCGGACTTGCCAGGGCCACGACCGGAACAGCACGCAAACTTGTAAGTCTCTATCGTTTCGCCCCTGGCCGCCAGGGAGGCGTTTTTACGAATGCGCGCGCCATAGTTCGCAAGTTCCTTCATTTGCCATTTGCGCGGGCCTTTTATCTTTT